ATATATATATATATATAATAAATATAATATATAAATATAATATATAAATAAATATAATATATAAATAAATATAATATATAAATAAATATATATAATAAATATAATATATAAATATAATATATAATATATAAATAAATAATTTATATTTATTATAACTTTAAATCAAAAAAAAATGGAAATAAAAATATTAATATTTTTATTTATAATTTCTTTAATAATTAATATAATATTTGGTATATTAATTTACAATTTAATATACAAAATTATAATAAAATATGAAAATTATATAATAGAAATCAAACGTAAATTTGAAGAAGGATATCGAATAATGAAACAAATTGATATAAAAAAATCTTTTTCAGATACAAATGGAGCATTCGAAAATGACGATGAAGTAGGAATGGTCTATAACAAAATAAAAGAAATTATTGTCATGCTAGATAACGAAATCAATGAAAACAAATGAAATTATATTTCACAAAAGAAACAGAAAACAGTTTAATAACTTTTATAAAAACAGATGATTTAGACGAAAAAAATTTAATATATACTTCGGAATTATACATAGAATTGGATGAAATGATTAGAATAAACATAAATGTCCATAAGTTTTTTCAAACAGGATTTGAAATAGATTCCTTAGTTCAAGAAGTTCATTTACATCTTATAGAAAAATTTAGAATATTTTCATGGAATGAAGAAACAGGATTTGATAAATTTGACCCCGAAAAGGGTGGTGCATATTCATATTGTAATAGAATGATAAAAAATTTCCTGATACAATTACAAGAAAAAAATCAACGAAAACGTGATAGATTAGGCTTTACAAGTATAGATGATGACGAAAATTATTATAAAGAAACATATCATGAAGTAGTATCAGATTTTGATAATAAAGAAATTATAGAAACTTTAATCAGAACAGTTAAAAAAAATAGAAATACATTATTCAGTAAAGAAGATGATAAAATTATTTGCGATAATATAATTCTAATCTTAGAAGATGAACGTATAAACATAAATAACAAAAAATCATTTATAAATATCTATAAGAATATTCAGAAAGTCAAAGGTTATAAAATTAATAAAGTTTTAAATATAATAAAAACAGTATATTTAAAGGTTAAAAGAAATTACATAGAATTAAATGTATCATGACAAAAAAAAACGAAACCACATCGATTGAAGAAGCAATTATACCAACAAAAGTTGATGTAATATTTAAATTTTTATTAATTTCATACTTAGAGAGAAAACAAGAATTGAAAGAAATAACTACAGTATTGAAATCGATGATGCAACCAATAGACTTAGCAGAATTAAAAGATGATACAACAGGTTATTCTGAAACATTATTAGGATTCAATTCTGCCATAACTTCATCGATTTTAGAAATTCAAGAAACATTAATTAAAAATGATGAAAATTTTGCTAAAATATTAGAAACATTGCGTAAATATCAGGTAGAAAATGATAATTATGAAGAAACTGACGATTCAGTTATTGAACAAACATTAGTAAATGTAGAAAATGTAAATTATAATAGTATTATAAAAACACTTTCAAAATATTAAAAATTTATGTATGGAAATAATAAAAGAAAATCTGATAGAACATTCACATCCATAATAAGTTATGGTGATAAAGATAGTAACACCTTACTGTTAGGTATAGTAATCGATGTTATTACAATAGACCATGAAGATTTTATAAAGAATGAAAATATTCCATACTTAGATAATAGAAATGCAATCATTTACTTACCAATAGGACAAAATCCTTCAACACCAAAATTGGCAAATCTCCTGAACAAACGAGATTATGAACTACCATTAAAAAATGAAGCAATATTGGTTTTATCATCTATTGTTGGTGATGTAGTTATAGATACTTTTTCATTATCCCCTAACATAAATTATGACCCACAAGTTGGACTATTAGCCAATAATGAGTCATTCATCAAAGATATTAAAACATTAGATTTTGAAAAAAATCAATTAGAACAAATTAAAAAATCAACCACAAAAGACTTACCACCATTTGCATCAAAAATTGGTTCAAAATATTTCTTAGGTAGAAATGGGCAGTATTTAATATTTGATACACAAAAACGATTATTAGATGATGAAAAATCGGATGGTGATTTTATAAAAGTAGGATTTAGATTAGTAGAAAATGAAACTGAAACACCAGATGATAATTGTATCATTATAGCGAATAATGAAAAAATACAAAAAATGTTTTCGGATAGATTAGAAAATAAATACAACATTTCAGTTGATGATGAACCGATGAATGGTATAGGGTTTCAAGATGATGAAGTATATCTAAAGGGGAATCGATTTATTATTTTCTATTCTAAAAAAGATTTATTAGTATATGCCGAAGAAGTATTAAACATTATAAGTAAAAAACAGATTCTTATTGATTCTGAAAAGATTCAAATTGGTGAAAATGCAAATCAAAAGGCAGTACGAGGTGAAGATATGGTTAAAATGATTAATGAATTCTTTTCTATTATTGAAGAATTACCATTGAAATTACTTACTCCTATTGGAACAACTTTAGGTGCATCTCCTGATGTAATTGCTAAAATGGCAAACTTTAGAGCAAAATATTTATCAACGAGCAACCCAATCCTTTCAAAAAAAATACTTATTGAATAATTAATAACAAATACAATTATTATGGCAGAACCAACATCAAAAAAACCAAACCCATCTACTACAATTATAGACCATTTAGCTAAAATTTTATCTACATTTGCTAAAACTTTAATTAAAGATATAAGAGTCATCGTTAGGGAAGAAATAGAATATGCTTTATCAAAAAGTATATCACAAGTACAATCATCACCATCTAGACTTAAAGAATCACAAGAACACATAGTGTTTGATGGTGATTATGACGATGATGAAGAATTATCATATAAAGGAAAATCCGCAGAAGAAATTAGAAGAGAAATCAATGCTTCTCGTAATCCTCAACGTGGTAATGGTATGATGAATGAATCCATAAGAATCAATCCAAATGATATGTTTGCTGATGCATCTATCAGTTGGGATAATGACTCACTGAGAGAAGTTCCTGTACCAAGAAACCCTGAAATTGAAAAACGAATAGTTAGAGATTATAGCGATTTAATTTAAAATAAATGTCTACATCAACATACCGTATAAATGATTATGAATTACCTTTATCATCCGTTATCACATTAACGAATGGGAAAATTACTACTAATAAAAGTTTGGATGCAAACATAGATTATAAAACTGTTATTATAAATCAAATGAAAATGATGCTAAGTACTCCAAAGGGTAGTAGAATACGAGATAAAAATTATGGTACGACTATTTATCGTTATATAGGGTATCAAAAAACCAATGAAAATGCTAGTATTATCAAACAACTAATTACAAATGAATTGACAAGTAATTTTAGAAACAGTATTAGGAATCTTCAATCTACAGTAACACCTGATACAGTAAACAATACATTTGATATTAAAATAACATTTGATGTAATTCATAAAAGAACTAAAATATTTGTAGCTGATGCTATAGTAACATATCAATTAAAATAAAATGGCAGAAACAAAACAGATAAAATATACTAATAAATCATTTTCAAATATCATTGAAGAATTTGGAACTTATGCAAAACAATATTTCCCCGACTTTTTTAGTAATATGACTGATGTATATTCCATAGAACGTTTGATTGCTGAATTTGTAGCATATCAAGCAGATGTTTTAAACTTCCAAATTAATGACACTTATAGACAATTATTACGACAATATGCAACAGACAACGAAGCTATTTTTAGAAATGCTAAATCTTTAGGATATAAAATACAAACATCAAAAGTTGCAGTAGGATATGTTAGATTTTCTCAATTAGTTCCTGCGATATCGAGTTCAGGTACTTATATCCCTGATACATCATATTGTGCAATTATCAATAGTGGGGCAACAGTTTCCAATGTGAATGGTGCTATAACATATACAACAATCGAAGAATGCGATTTTTCTGAATATGATAGCACATTAACTGATGTTACACAATTTAATGCAGAAAACCCATCTCAGTTTCGTATTTACAAAGATATCAAAGTACGTTCAGGTGAAAAAGTAATTAAAAAACTTACTATAACCGATGCAATATCATATAAAACATTGTATGTTGATGATAATGTTGCATTTATAGAATCAGTAGTTGATGAAGAAGGTAACACATGGTATGAAGTAGATTATTTAGCCCAAGATTATATTTTTCATAAAGTTCAAAATAATGGTACGGTAAAAGAATATGTTCCATTTGCAGAAGAAACTCCATTTGTTTTAAAAATGAAAAAAGTTTCTAGAAGATTTATAGTAGATAGAAAATCTGATGGTAGATGTTACCTAATGTTCGGTTCAGGAAAAGATGTAATTAACAATGATTTATTAGCTTTATCAGCAGATGATATTTTATCGAATAATGAGATTGCAAATCTAAATCTATCATCGACTGTAATCGCCGATGGGTTCACTAAATCTGACTCCTATGGTTTGACACCATACAATACGACACTAACTATAGGTTATGTGATTACAAGAGGGCAGACCGAAAATTTAAAGTCTAACAACGTAACAAATTTGGTTAATGTAAGACCTACTTTTACACAAACCGTATCCGATGAAATTTTAAATTCAATACGAGTTACAAATCCTACTTCAATTGTTGGTGCAGATATTTTAACTGATTTTTCTAAGATTCAACAAGAATCGATGGGAGCATTTGTGTCTCAAAATAGATGTGTTACTGTAGAAGACTATATGATTCGTGTTAAATTACTTCCAAGTTATTTCGGTGGTATATCTAAGTCCTTTGTAGAACGCAATATGGCTCAACCATCAACATTAGATGTTTATGTACTAAGTAAGGACAATTTAGGTTATGCAATACATTCAAATACATTGACAAAAACAAATGTGATGAATTATATAAATGAATTCAGAATGATTGGTACTAAACTTATCATCAAAGATGCTTATATAATTAATTTTGGGGTTTACTTTGATTACAATGTACTCAAAGGATACGATAAGAATTTAATTTTTTTGGATATATCAAAGCGTATTGAAGAATATTTTAAACCTGAACGTTGGGAAATAAATCAACCGATTGTTATTGAAGATTTTAAATTATATTTATATGGTATAGATGGATTAGCTTCAATCAATAATATAACATTCAAATGTATAAATGATGAAGGGTATTCGAATGCGTATTATATGATGGACATTTCGGATAATAATTCTCATTATGATAAAAATAAAGGGGTATTATATCCACCTGCGTATCCATCGTTATTCGAATTAAAAAATCCAAAAAATAATATAAAGGGAAGATATGTTTAATATATTTAGATTATATGATGATACTTCAATCAATACAGAAGAAAAAGATGGTAATAATGGTTTAAACCCACAAGGATTTGTGTATAACTATACTACAAATGGAGTACAAAAAGAATCTAGATATTTATTTAAATTGGATATAGATAATATCATAGATAATATAGCAGGAGTATATACAGATTATACTGCTTCACTGACATTTTTTTCATCTGATATTACATTTAAACACAATTCTTCTGATATTCATTTTTCTATATATCCATTATCAGAATCATATCAATCGGGAACAGGTTATATCAATGATATAAATGTCGGTGCTTCATGGAATCAAAAGGATACTGAAAACAATTGGGTAACAACGGGTTCAACCTATTTAGGTGATATTGAATTTTCAAGTTCTATTAATAACCAATTCAATTTAGAATTTGATTTATTCCCAATAATTGATGCGTATATTAGTGGAAGTTTTGATAATAATGGATTTGTACTATTAACATCTGATGAAATTTATAAATTTGCTTTTTATGGTGTAGATAGTGATTCAAGTTTTAATCCTATAATCGTATTAAAAAATGATACAGTAACTAATAATGTAGAATCTGCATCCGTATATACATCATCTTATGTAAATGATATTTCAATATATAAATTGGCTCATAAAACGAGTTACACTATTGGAGAAAATGTTATTATACCTTTTTCGTTTGAACATGTTTTTAAACCACGTGAGTTTAATTATACATTGACAGATTATTACATTGAAAACGTTAGATATGACATATTAGATGGAAATTCTGATAATATTTTAGTTGCTGATGTACTATGTGATATAAATAAAGTCAACGTGATAAATTTTAATACTGATTCATTTAAAGAAGGGGATTACAAAATTCATATAAAATATTCCTCGTTAGGGTATAATTATATTGATAGAACAACTAAAATCGGTATACATGGAAGTCAAAATAATTACAGATACTAAAGGGTATGTAACATTAGGTTATGTAGATTCGAAGATTATAGAAAATTTTGAGAATCTTTCTATATCAATGAATCAAAATACTAATACGATTAAAGAAAATAAAGCTTTAGAAAATAAAGCTCAGTTAGTAAGTATCCCTAAATTATCAATCGATACTAATAATGCAAAATCGCAATTTAAATTAAATCATTCGAAACCAATAACTAATGTAGAATGGTATTTAAATGATAATGTTTTACCCGTTGTATCGAATACAATTGTTTATGAAGCAAATACAAATTTTTTCAAGCGTGACAATATTATTAGAATAAAATACGATTATAAAGGTTCAACATATTCATGGGAATATAAGTTTGTTTATGATTTACAATCGATAAATGAAGAAGAAACTAATACTGAAAATTTTACTAATAATGTAATATATGATATGCAAATTGTTGCTATGAATGGTGTTGAAATTGATGCATTTGATAAAAAAACACTTAAATTTTATATACAATTATATAAAGATAGTAATCAGATACCATATGATTTAAAAAATATCAAATGGTATTTAAATGATAAAGAATATATAAACAATCAATTAATAGTAGAATTAACGTATAATCAATTAAAGACATATCCAACAGTTTCACTAAAAGCAGTTATTAATGATGAAGTTATATCTGCAACTAAAGAAATTGTTATTACTAATTTAAACTATGATGTACCCGATACTACTAAACCTAATACAAACCCCAATACTGAATATGATTTACAAATTATACCATCTAATGGTGTAATTGTAGATACAAGTAAAAAAACACCTTTGGAATTTACAGTAGCATTATATAAAGGGTCTGTTAATATACCAATCGATTATAGTTATGCCACGTGGTATTTGGGTAATGAAGAAATTGCCACTGCAAATTCAACGATTGAATTGAGTTATAACCAATTGAAATCAATATCATCAATACCATTAAAAGTGATATTCAACGAGTGGACACCGATTAGCAAAGAAATTACTATTGTTAATTATAACCCAAAACCACCAGATGGTAGTAATACGGGAGATGAATCACAAAATATTGAATTAATGATAGATTCAGATGAATTACAATTCAATGCTCTTAATAATTCATCACAACAATTTCCTATTATACTCGATGAATCAGTTATTATAAATGTTTTTTTATATGATATTGATAATAATACTAAAGTTGAAGTTGATACATACACCTATGAAATTGATGGTGGGGAATCTATACAGATACCATATATCGAGTGGGCTATAAATGATGTTGTAGTACCAAATTATAGCCCTGATATAAGAAATTTTTTTATTGATATATCAAAATTAAATGAAGGTATGAATAGTGTTACAGTAACTATACCAAAAAATGATATAATATATACTAAAAATATATTTGTAGCAAAAAATTAAAACGATAATATAAATATAAATGATTGATTATATACCTAATAAACCTTTATATACTATCATAAATGATACAAAAATATCAATAGATAATTATGTAACAAATAATGAATTAAATATAATACGATTAATTAATGATTATTCTTTAGGTAATAATTACGAATTATATATTGAACAATCTGAACAAATTACAAATCAATTTGAAAAAATAAATACTAATGGTTCAATTATTAATTTAATACATTCAGATAAAGAAATTATTGATAATATTATAGATATTTTAAAATCTAATTCTAAAATTACATTATTGATTAATAATATATCTTATAATATAAAATCATATTTACAAAATGTAGAGTCACCAACAGAACTGATTATAGAATTAGAATCCGAAATTGCTGATGAAGTTGAAACAGTAACATTTTATATTTTATATAGTTCGAATACTATTAATATAACATTTGAGTCTGAGGAAGAATCAGATTTAGTAATTTTATCATCACATAGGGATACTAATTTAACCAATTACTACAATACTACTACTAAAAAGGATGATACCTATAAAACATATCAAACAGAACATGATTTATATTCGGCATTATCATCATCGGTATTTGCAAATTTATCATTTGATGAATTTAACATAGACTTTTCGGATTTTAATAATCATATCTTTTTTAGTTCAGCAAAAGCCAAAGTGTTAAATGCAACTAATAAATTTAATACGTTTTATGAAATGAATGAAGCATCGTCTTCTTATTATAATAATACACAACGTCAAGATTTTATAACAAAATTTAGCCCTTATGAAAAATGGTTATATGTAAATAAGTATGCAAATTTATCATTCGAGGATTTTACAACTTATATAACCGATTTAGTATCTGATGCAGAAGTTTATGATGATAGTAATCAAAACATGATTTGGAATTCAGTGCCAATGGGAATTTTAGAAGGTGACACATCAGGATACTTTAGTAACCTTCTATTATTGTTTGCAGAAATATTTGACACATTTTATTTATACAATGCTTCTTTATCGTTATTAAACGAAAATCCACATTTGGGAAACACGATTAATACTAAAAGCATCAAAGATAAATTAGAACATCTAGGTTTCACCGATGATTTTTTCTATTCAACAGAAACATTATTGGCTTATTATAATGGTTCATCATCGGAAAAATGGGCTGATAGTTTAAAATATGTTAGTGAGCAAATAGCTAAACGTTTATTACACAATTTACCCAATTTCTATCAGTCTAAAGGTACATTAAAAGTTTTAAAACAGTTGATGAATGTTTATTCAATTCCTTCAAATTTTTTTGAAATTATAGAATTTAATAAACCGTCTGAATTGACAAGTTCTGTTGAAATGAAATGGAGTGAAAATTGGTGGTATCTTAAAAAAACTCAAGATATTACATGTAGTTTAAATGTATCTTCTATAGAGTTATCAGAAAATGTAACATTTGAATTTGTAGTTAATAATTTTAATCAATCTACTATTAATATTGCTACATTTGGTGGAAATGAATTTAATTTGATATCATCGGGTTCTTATTATGCAGTTGAATACAAACAATCGGGGTCGGTTGAGTATACATCATCATATGTGATTCCTAATAATAACAATTGGACTTACATTGGTATAACAAAAGATATTAATAATTCTTCATCGATATTCATCCTACAACAAGATGAATTTGGGGATTTAATAAATAGAAATGAATTTAACGTAGATTCAATGTCGTATGGCACATTTGATACAATAGAACTATTAGATAATAGTGAAGCATCTATAACAGAGTTTAAGATATTCAATTCCGTTTTAACAGATGAAGAAATGTTAGACCACGCACAAGATTTTAGGTCTATCGCAGAGATTGAAGTTACTAGTTCATTAATTTCTAAATTTACATTTTTAAAAAATACAGGTTCGTTGAGTAATAACGATTATACATTAACTATTACCAACGCTGATAACAATGATTATCTAATTGATGAATTTTATTCTTTATCATCAGTATCATCGGTGAATGATATTTATACAAATAAGATGATATTTTTAGATAGTCCCGTGGAAACATCTGATATAGTTTCTTTATATGAAGATTCCCGTATAGATAGTAATATTTATAGCAATGAGCCATATACACCAAAGTTAGGAATTTTTATATCACCTAGTGAAGAGATAAATAGACAAATAGTTAGAAAAATAGTTACCGATTATGAAATAATTCCTGATAATTTATTAGAATATAATGAAGTATTCAAAACAGAATTGGATAATAAATACCATTTAGATAATTTGGGGGATAAATATTCCAACATGACGTATTACAATTTTATATATTCATTATTAGATAAAAAAATATTTAAAATTTTTGAAAAATTTGTTCCTGCGAATATACAGTTTGAATATGGTATAATGATTAAAAATCATATTTTAAAAACTAATAAATATAAAGTTAGACCTGCTAAATTATCTATTCGTGCAAATGAAATACGATTATATGAAGATAATGATAGGATAACAAGTAATCATAAACAAAAACTTGAAGCAATATTAGTAGATAATGCTACTATTACCAATGAACATAAATATGTTCAAAATGTAATGATATCTACTGTCGATGTGATAAATTCTAATAGAATAGTAGTATTTAATAAATCTATAACGTTACCTTTAAAAAAAGGAAATTTATTATACTTAAATGAAGTAAATACAAATCCTGATAGTTTATTATCATTTCAAATAAAAAATAATATAGCAGGAAATAAATTTAAAACGTATGATTCTCCAATCGAAACTATAATTAATGGTGGAGCAACATTTATAAAACGATAAATAATAAAACAATATGGCAAGTGGATTTTCAAATAATAACATATTACAGATAGATGTAGTTTATACAAAGTTGGGTAGAAGATATTTAGCTGAAGGACAGACAGAATTAGCTAGACCTTCAAAATTAGCTTTTAGTGATGATGGTGTAGATTATAATTTATTTAACCCTAACGTAGCAGAGAGTTTACAAGGTTTAGCGATTGAACGAATACCATTATTAGAAGCAATGACAGATGGTTATGCAGTTATGAAAAATAAATTGATTAATTTACCATTGGATACTGTTGATTTCTTAACTAATATGTCAGTGTCTCCTGAATCAACTATTATAACTTCTTATGGTGATAATAGAGAACCTATTGTGAAGCGTACCTTTAACGTGTCTACTACTATTCCATTTCCTAGTGGGTTTACAGTAACATTAGATGATACTAAATATCTATACTTAGATAAAAAACCTGTATCACCGTTTTCAAGTAATAACAACAATGGATATTATTATCAACGCCCAAGGATTACTCAAAATATTAACACCCCAAATAAAAATAGACAAAGTATTCAATTAATACCTACAAATCAAAATACACGAACTTATACATTCAATTTATTTTATGATATAAATTATGCATTTTTTAGAAATACAACTGATTATAATACATCAATCCGTATAGAATCAATTGATTTCGGACTTGTAAAAACAATCCCAATAACATTAACCTTTAATACAGGAAGATAATAAAAATGTCAGATACAATTTTTAAAACATTATTACCAAATGAAATTATTAAACAACAAAAGGTTATCGTTGATAAATTATTTGTCACATCTTATGGGATTGGAAAACCTTATAATGCATCCAATAATATAACTATTACGACATCATCATTACCATCTGATAATTTAGATTATTATACCAAAATTAATTTTGTAGTTAATGATGATACAAACTTGACATATTTTTCAACTGTTCATGCTGAATTTGCATCATATGGTTTATCATCGGGTTCATCTGCTACATATTGGTCATTGGTGAATCAATTATCAACATCTGATACAGAATATTCCATTTTAACCCCCGAAAATGCATACGAAAATACCTCATCAAATTTAGATGTTATTGCTTTATCAAGAGAATATTATAGAGATAGTATTAACCAAAATAATTTTGCAGTATTCATTCATACGGGGTCGGGTGTAACAACAAGTTCAGTAGTATCAAATTATAGATTGGCTACCGATGGGATATTAGGCTTATACCCATCATCTATTTCCAAACCTACCGATAATGGGGATAAGGTTTATTTATATCCTATCGCTTCATCTATTAATTCTTCGGTACTTTATGTAGGAGACACATTGGTAGTGCCTACACAAACACAATTAGATAAAATCAAACCATATGGTGAAGTGTTCATGGATATGGGGTTGATAGTGTTATTTGTAGATATTATAAAAGAAGATTATCCAAATTTAGAAAATGATGTATTAAAATATTTAGCAGGGATAGTTGGAGTTTCAGAAATTCAATTGAACGGTTTAGTTATAACTACGAATATTCATAACAACGAGTTTAATTATTCATTAAACCCTTCCTTTTTCGAAAATTCGGATAGAACTTTGATTAAAGCATCAATACGTGATAACCCAACTACATTTATAACGGGGGTAGGTATTTATAATAACGATAATGAATTGATTGCATTTTCAAAATTAACACAACCATATAAGAAAAATTTCGAAACTACGTTTGGATTAAAAATAGAATTATATTATTAAAATGTTATTAGAATTAAATGAACAAAACTATTCAAGAAAACTCGAAGATGTATCAAAAAAAATTGCTTTAAATGGATATCAATTTTTGTCGGCATCCGTGGGTAGTTCATTTCATTCATATGTAAATAATTTATTCTATACTATTAGAGGTTTTAATGTTGAAGAATATGCCGAGCAACAATCAATTTTTACTTCACCAATTGTAGAAAATTTTAATTTAATTTTTACAGGGTCATCTATACAAATTGGTGAAGGTATCATTCCAACTACATACGAAGTTACATATGATAATACATACATATTAACCGATGATGGAAAAGGAAATATATTCCATAATGATAAACTATTAGGAAATATTTTCTATGAACATGGGGTAGTAATGTTAGATAATACAGAAACCTTTTCGGGGTCGGTAGTACCGCTATCAGATATGTATACAAATAATAATTTAGTAGAAGTTAATTTTACTAAAAGAAATTCTATAATTAAGACTCGTATCAATTTTTATTATGACAATGGTAAATACAATTTAGGTTCATCTAATACTACATTTGATAAGACTATACATATACCATATCTAACCAAAATAGTATTGTATAATATTAAAAATGAAGTAGTTATGGTAGCTAAATTGAGCAAACCCATTTCAACAATTAATGATTTATATTTTATTTTAGAACACATAACAGTTTAACCTATGAATTTTAAAAATTTAGTTAATAAAGTATCTGAACAATCAACAAAAGAGTCTAATACCTTATTAGATGAAGAAGTATTCAGAGCTTCAAATTCAGTATTAAAATTTGCATTCGATGGAGTACCATTCTATTTAGCAGGGTCTTTTGTTACCTATTGTAAATTTAAGAATATAAAAGATATATCCGAAATAACATTAATGGATGAGGTTACACTATTAAAAACCTTAACATTAGATGAATATAAAGAAAAATATCCCGAAAAGACTTTGTATTATGAATTTTTCAAATGGTTTACAACATGAGACAATTAGGAATAGATGCATCGAGTACTAAAGCAGGATTTTCAGTCAATATAGATGGTAAAATCGAAACAGTAGAAGTCATATTTTATGATGATAAATCATTATATGAAAAATATATTATATTACGAAATGCTATAATTAAATTGTATCGAGATAATAATATTGAAATAATTGTAATAGAAGATTTTTTAAAACAAAAAGGTGGTCAAACAACCGCTTCAACGCTATCTAAGTTAGCACAGATGAATGGTTTAATTTATGGAATTTTATATAGTATTACGACACCAGATTGTGTAATAGCGGTTCACCCTTCTACTGCACGAAAAAAAGTTATTGGGATGGCATTCACCTCTACGCAAAAAACAAAGGATATGGTGGCGGACTTTGTGCAGAATATTTTAGGAATTCCTATAGGACGTACTAAACAAAATAATCTTAAAAAGGGTGAAGACGATAAATGTGATGCTATAATTTTATCATTATATACATAATTAATGATATGAGTACAAGAGGAAGATACATTAATGACAGAACAGCATTCTTTTTTAATTCAATAAGTAAAGAATTAATGGATATAGAAGGTCAAAGCGTTTTATATTATGAATTATTAGTCAATAAGATAGCAAATGTGGATAAATATTCATCTGTTTATAAAGAATCTGACAAGAAAAAATATTTAACACCTAAAACAATAATAGCTAAAGTTGATATTGATAAAAAGACTACTGAAACTTTTGAAGAAGCAAAATTTGAACGCAAAACAACGATTCGAATATCATTTAATCGTGAATCATTAAAAGAAATAAGTGTCGTACCAATGGAAGGAGATATAGTTTGTTTCCAAAATATGTTTTTTGAACTATATATGGTTGATGATACAGAAATGCACATGGGTTCACCCGAATTTAAATATTCAATCAATGTCGAAGGACATCAAATAAGAATCGATAATAATAAAATGGTACTTGGTGTTGACAATGAATTATAAATTCATTAATTTTCGACATGATTCAAGAAGTTATTGAACAAAAATTAGGTAATTCTCAATATACTACAGGTAATGATAATGCATATTTTTGCCCAAAATGTAATTGGAAAAATCCTAGATTGATGGTCAATTATGATGACAATAAGTTTCACTGTTGGAAATGTGGGTGGGGTAGTCAATCGATGCTACCACTTTTATACGAATTAAACATTGATAGAAGTGTTATCAACGAAATTAAGAAAGAACTTAATCTCTACGGAAAATTTAATGTTTATACGAAAAATCTATCTCTTATAGATAAACTTGATAACCTTCTATTTAAACCAACAACTGAAGATGTTGTATATTCACAAAATATTTTATTACCCGAAGATTATTTTCCTATTAATTTGTTAAATTCTACAAAAAAAGTACGTAATTACCTATATAGTAGAAATCTATCCGATGATGAAATAGAATACTATAACATTATGTATAATCCCGAACTAAAAAAGGTATTATTCCCATCTTATAATAAGGATAATCGGATAAATTATTTTATAACACGTAACATAGAATTTAAAAAATATGAATTACCTGATGATACAAAAAAATCTCAGATATTTTTCTTTGAGAATCTTATTGACTATACAGGAGATGTCATTCTTACAGAAGGAATTTTTGATGCTATTAATATTGGGTTTAATGCTCAACCGTTATTAGGAACATCAATGTATAAACTAATGTTCGAACGATTACTATCAGCTAACAGTATCACGTTATTTCTAGATAGTGACGCATTAGAAACGGCATTTAAACATGCTAAACGTTTATTTAACAAGGGCAAAAAGGTATATATTGTTCATACCGATGAATATAAAGATGCGAGTGAAATGCCAAAACGAGTTATAAAAAGACTTTTAGAACATAAAATTGAAATAAATACAACTAATTTAATAAAAATGGAAGGTAATCCATGTTCAATATTTTAATATTAATGCCCGATTCTATACCGATTGGTATGGGTGGGTTATCAACACATATAAATAATTTACTGAAAGATTTTGATTCTTCTTTCTATTTTCATGTGATTGGGGCAGATAAATCTGATAAAACAGTACGCACTGGTGATAATTATACATTTTATCCTATATCAAGAGATAATAATTATGCTGATGATTGGGTTATTTATCCAACTTCTATAATTGACTCTTATATTAAACATATTCATAATAAAACTAAAATAGATTTAGTGCATTGTTGTGATTGGAATACAATAGTAGCAGGTGAATTCGTAGCAGAATTGCTAAATATTAAAAAAATAATAGCTTTCCATTTACCATTAAATTTAGATAATGAAAAAGATTTGAGTAATTGGATAACATATACTCAATACATATTGGAAAAAGATGCACATGAGAACTTTGATAAAATAATATATGTATCTGAATATATTAAACTTAAAGCTGAAACTCATGGATTCAATGGTTCTAATATGATAACTATACCAAATGGTATCGATGTAAACGAATTCGAAGATGTTGAACGCATAGAGTTGGGAAATTTTAAACATAAATATCTGTTTATCGGAAGAGCAGTGGCACAAAAGGGAATTTATGAACTATTAGATACATATCTTGATGAAGATAGTGCGTTATACATTGTTGCTCCTGAAAATGGGTCTGACCCCGAAGCAATCAAGATGATAAAACAAGCGTGCGAACTATCAAAAAATATCTTTTATTTAGGTGAAAAACATGGTGAAGAAAAAATACAAATCTTAAAATCTGTTGATTATGTAGTTATGCCATCAATTTATGAACCATTTGGAATTGTAGCATTAGAAGCGTTCGCATCATTCAGAATCCTAATTACATCGGGTGTACACGGATTAAGCGATTTTACAAATAATGAAAATAGCATTCAGATAAAACGAGTACATCCTATGCACATAAGAGAAGCAATGCTTAAAGCTAAAGATTTATCATTTGTTGAAAGAAGTGCAATGAAATTAATTGCAAATACCACAAGTAAATCGTATACTTGGGATAAGGTACGAAATCAATATTTAACTATATATAAAGAATTATTATGATTAAGATAGCACATTTAGCAGATTTACACATCAGATTACATTCGAGATTTGATGAATATGAACATGTTTTTAATAAAACAATTGAAAACTTACAAGAGCAAAAACCTGATATTATCTATTTGGGTGGTGATATTTTTCATAGTAAAATCAATCTATCACCAGAAGCAGTTAATATGGCATCTAATTTCTTACGAGATTGTGCTAATATTGCTTATACGATTGTTATCATTGGTAATCATGATGCAAGCCTTAAATCGAAAAATTCGAGAATGGATGCACTAACACCATTGATTAATTTAACTTCAGGAACTAAACATGAATTAAAAATTTCAGTTGATTCTGAAATTATAGTGTATAATAATAAATTAAACTTTTTCCATTATTCATGCAAAGATAATGATGTATTTACGGACGATGAATTAAATACCGAAGGTGTTAAGATTTGTTTGCACCATGGTATGGTTATAGGTTCTAAAAATAATTCTGGTAAGGTATTTGATAGAAGTGATAGGGATAACATTCCATTTGAAAAATTTAATTTAACTTTATTGGGTGATATTCATAAATTACAGACAATCAATGATAATATTTTCTATCCTTCATCATTAATATGTCAAGATTTTGGTGAGCATCCTATTGAACATGGGTATTTGATACATGCAATTGGTGATAATCAAACTATTACATCTGAATTCATTCGTATAGAAAATGATTATGCTCATTTTACATTCAACGCAGTTGGTAATAAGATTGATTATAAAAAATATAAAAAAGACGTTACTAATAAATCACGTGTAAGAATTTTATACAATTCATTATCTGCTAAAGACGAAGTAGTCAAAAATTTTAGAGAAGATTTTCCTGAATTAACAAATGTAACATTCGAAGATATTGAAACTATAGTAACTAATACTTCTGATTTATCAATGGATGTTAAAAAAATTGATGTGTTATCATTGGAATTCCAAGAAGAACAGTTTAAAAAATATTTTGAGAATGAAGATGAAGAATCTCTTGAAGAAATCTTAGCAATTAATAGAAAATTATACAATGATGTAGTATCTTCGAAAAATTTAAAATTTAATAGTACTTCTTTCTCTTTAAATAAATTGATATTTAATAATACCTTTTCGTATGGGGAAAATAATTCAATAGACTTTGATAAATACAGGGGTGTTATTGGACTATTTAGTAAAAATGGTTCGGGGAAATCTGCATTTTTGGATACTATACCCGTAGCATTATTCGGTGATTACCCATTTATGTCATCTGTATCATCAATAATCAATAATAATGAAAAAGAAGCGTCTACTGAAATCGAATTGACTATCAATAATAAACCATCGATTATTTCGAGAACTATTAAAAGATTAGGTAAGTCTAAATCTACATCTGATATTTCATTTACGATTGATAATGTAAATCTTACCGAGGATGTGATTGGAACAAAAAACAATATTAAAGAAAATATTGGGGCATTAGATGATTATACTCGTACTGCTTATATCTCACAGAAATCACCCGACTTATTTTTAAATATGAAAAATTCAGAACGCAAGGAATGGATGACTCAGAACTTGGGGTTAAAAATTTATGAATATTTACACGAATCGGCTAAATTAGATTCTAAAGAATTAGCTAACGAAGTTTCCTATTTATTAAAAACCGATTGGCAAACCGAACAAGTAAAATATTTAAATAATAATAAAGAATTAGAACAAAAACTTAAATTGGTAGAATCACAATTAAAGACTTTAGATGATTCTTTAAATAGTGTTGAAGAAAACATTAAAACGTTGGAGAAAAACGCTGTTGTTGAAAAATTAAAAGTTATTCCAAATGTTGAATATGTAACCGATAATGATATTATATCTACCAAGAATTCTATTACATCTTCACAAAATAAAATTCAACATATTAAAGATGAAGAACCAAAAAATATTGAATTGAAAAAACAATATTTTAAAACAAAAAAACAAGATTTGGAAAAATCTATATCAAATATAAAAAGTAAAATCTATTATGATGAAACGCTGATTAATAATATTAATAATAAAATAGATTCTCTAAAATTAGATGGTGTAGAATTAAACAATAAAATTACAGAAATCATTAGTGAGTTTGGTATTAATGAACTTATGTATGATGTTAAACCATTAGAGAAAATTATAAATGAAGTAACAAAAGAGTATGAATCATTATTATCTTCCTATATAGATTATAAAAATCAAATCAAAGAACTTCAAACTAGATTAAAACAAAGTGAGGAACAAACACAGATTCTATCTGAAGATTCACGGTTTAAAAATGAATCATTATGCAGTACTTGTCCACTTTTAAAAAATGCGTTTACTATTGAATCTCATATACCACAAATAAAAAAGAAACTTTTAAATTTAAAAAATACTATTAAAGAGTTATTTGGTTCGGATGATAATTCTGTTATAGACGAGATATTATATAATAAAAAAGAAGCGCTAAAATTTAAAAATAGAATGGTAGCTAATTTTGAAAAATATGTATCGGGGCGTGAAAATTTATTAAAAAATTTCAAAACATTAAAAAATGATTTAGAATTAGCAAAAGAAAATGATGCATCTAATAAAAAATTATTTTTAGAATCCTTTGAGTATCAATTGACATCTCTCAGAGAAAAAATTGATACCGAAATAGATAATTTTAAATCAACTAATAATTATAGTATTAAATTATTGACTGAACAAATAAAGTCATTTGAAAATACATTAAAATTACAGTTACAACAATTTGACGATGCTAAAAAAAATATTGAATACAAAAACAATATTTTATCGATAGAAAAACAGATTAATCAAAATGAATCTGTTAAAAATACTATTGAAGAAGAAATTCAAATTATAAATGATAAAATATATGATTTAAAATACGGTATTAGATATATTAATGATAAAGTTGATGAAATTGATAAAACTATATTATTATTAAAATCAAAACAAAATGAGTATTCTAAATATGAAAAATATATAACTTCTACACATAAAAATAATATACCAACTAAAATTGTTGATAATATTATACAAACGTTGGAAAACGAAGTTAATATTATTCTTTCTAAATTGGGCGAATATAGAATTGAATTACAGAATGAAGAAAAATCATTAAACTGCTTGGTATCTCATACTACCAAAGGTGAATTAAACTCTGATAGATTATGCGGAATGGAGTCATTCATCGTAAATTTGGCTATTAGAATTGCAATGGCAAAAATATCAAACACACCAATTGCTAATTTTTTAATTATTGATGAAGGATTTTCAGCATTGGATTCAGATAATATTCAAGCAGTTCCTGCATTATTCGATTTCTTAAAATCTAAATTCGATTTCATATTAGTAGTATCACATGATGTATTTATGAGAGATTTTGTTGATTATAATTTTGAAATTGAAATTCATGATAATAAATCTAACATTGTAGTATAAAAAATTTAGAAGTATTATAATTAATTTAAAAATAGAGATTAAAAAAAATATGATTTTAGATAATAATGGAACAATAGAAATATCTGCAACATTGACACGTTTAGGAAAACAACGTATCAACGAAAATGAATTTAATCCTACCAAATTCGCACTATCCGATGATAATATAAATTATTCATTGATTGATAATACATTGATTATACCTGATATTAAAGTTCAACGTACACCGTTTTTTAATGTGTATCGTGATGGGGCATCATTGTTAAAGAATAAATTGCGTGTTATGACCGATGGTGAAAATGAATTACTACCTTCACTACATAATTTCCAATTTTCATTTGGTAGTGCTAACAGACAAAGTAATCAAATATCAGTAGATGGGAAAACTAGACAGAATCCTTCAATTACAATAGATGAAACGGGTGTAAAAACGATTGTTTATTATATAACAAATTCTGAAATTGCAAAAAAACCAATAGATAGCGTTATTAATATCGATTATGCATCATTACCAATGAAGAAAAATCAATATATTACTGCAACTCTTCATAGTCAACACTATTTTGATTTAAAATTAACTGATGAAAATGTTAAGAAAAATACAAAATTTAGTACGAATAATAATACATTCAATAGAAATTTTAATGAAGCTACAATTTATACCAATAAAAGAGTTGATTTACCAAAAATAGTTAATGTATATTGTACTGATATTTCTCAGGATATTCTAAATGCAGGACAAGGAAACACAACAATTGGTATTTCACAACTACAAAAAATGTTTGGTGACTCATATAACGTAGGATTTTCGAATGGTATATCATTAAGATATAAAGGTAATTTTGTTTATCAAAATGTAGGAATTGCATCATATGATACATTACTGACACTTTTTTCTGAAGAAACAGGTCAATACGAAAATATAAAAATTATAATTAAATTAATATAATACAAATGGGAAAAATATTCAAAATATTAGATAATAATTCAATCATCAACGATAGTAGATATCCCAAGTTTTCAACTTTGCATGCAAATTCGGCTATTGCTTTTAAGAATAGTGATTGGGGTATAGTACAAAATAGTTCGTTTACGGATTTTGGTGCAATAACTGCTTCTGTTGCTTATGCTAATACTTCTTCTTTTTCTGTTTCATACGCAAATCAGAATACATCATCTAATTATGCAGAATTTTTACCCTTTCAAATGTTAATGGGATATTTAGGTGTACCATATAACATTCAAAATGCATCTCATGAGTTTGCAATAAATAATGAACTTATTAATGAAGCAATAATCATATCATTTGATGAAGAAAACTTCAAAAACCAAATTGATGTAAAGAATTTTTTCATAGCATTATCAGGTTCAACAGGTAATTCGACAACGGCAGTAAGCGGAAATGGTACATTCGGGTCAGGATTTCTAACAGTGGCACCATATAGCATTAAAGAATCATATGAAACAGGGAGTAGCACACAATACCCACCATTATCAGTTAATCCTGTTTACGAACTTAGAACAAATTCTGATAATTCATATCTAATTTATGATTCCAATACGGATTCAGTTAAAGTTGATTGGTCGATTGGAACACCATCGGTACCATTGGGATATATTTTTCCTGAACAAGGATTGATATTATTATTACCATCGAAACTTACTGCTTATACACAGTTACTAACAGCAATTAATAACGTTTCAGCACCTAGAGCAGAAAATGTTGCCAATTCTATTATGTATATCGGTGGATACGGTTTAGAATACGTTGAAAAAAAGGTTATTCTAATTAGAGTTGAACGAGATGAATTTAATTTTACTACAAACCCATCGGCATTTACTAATGATGATGGTATCGTAAGATATAACTCACAATTTATTGGAGAACCAACATCATATATATCAGCAATTGGTATTTATAATGATGAAAATGAACTATTAGCAGTTGCCCATTTATCAGAACCTGAGAAAAAAACAGAATTAGACTTTTTAACTTATAAAATAGTAGTCGAAATTTAAGTTTTTTGATAATTAATGATATTTACGATATATAATATAATATCATTAATCAATGGCAATCAAACAATACAAACAAGATTTACTAAATAGACCTACAAATATAGTAGAACGTGGTGATAGGTCTAAATATTTCCAATTATTCGATATCAACGATGTATACGGTTTAGGTATACATATTGCATCCATAAGAGGGTCTGAAGATATAGAACGCTATTCGGCAATCCAAATGGAAATGTCCGATGAATTTGGCAGATTGATACCAATTAAAATTCCACCATCATCTGAATTATCAGAAAATCGTTATCTACCTTCACAACGTTTCAGTTTCGAAATTGATAATAGTGTAAAATCAGGTGTAATAACATTGGTGATTTATGGTAAATTGACAGATGGTAGAACAATAAAATATATTCGTACCTTTTTAGTCAATAAAACTATACAAGCAAAAGCTGTTTCTGATAGAGGAGAATGGGCAAGTGGTATTGATTATTCGATATCTGATGTAGTTCAATTCGGTGGGTCTTCATACATTAGTATTCTTGATAACATTAGTGATAACACGAATATTCCACCCGATACGACATATTGGAGATTATTCGCAGAAAGTCAACAACAATTAGATGTTATTATTGAAGCTAATACTTTTTCATTCAACAATAATTTTGGTTCTATAGTTGCAACGGGCTCATTATATGTACAAGGGATAAATATATCTAGTAGCGTCGTATACCAATGGTTTAGGGATGATATAGAACAAGTAGGCGAGACAAATAGATATTTTACAGTTTCTGCATCATCAGTAACAGGTTCAACACAACTTAAATTAAAACTTACTTATGAAGTTGAAGATAGAATTGGGTATGCATACCAGACGATAACAAATACTAATGATGGAGAATTAGGATTAGCATTATTATATCAGGGGTTATATGATTCAGGGGTTACATATAATAGAAATGCAACTAGTTCTGATGTAGTTTATTATGATACATCTTATTATACCATCAAATTAGGTATATCATCAGTACTAAATGTTATACCAACAGATACGGACTATTGGGAAGAAATTCCAACATTTAAAATTTTAGCAACAGACTTATTATTAGCACAAGATGTTACAATAAGAAGAAGTTTAACATTAGGTGATGCATCGATTGACGGTGGGTTTGGAACACGAGGTGTAATCAAATCTTTGGGTGGGTATGATAGTGTTGGTGACTATACATCTGTGCAAAATGATATAGTAAATAGAGGTCTATATTTCGATTCTACGGGGTCAATGAACTTAGGTGGTAATTTGGTATGGGATGCACTTACAAAGTCACTTACAGTCAAAGGAAACATTATAATTGAGGGTGGTAATGCTGCTACTACTTCGAGCGTTTCATCATTATCTTCTTCGTTATCTGCATCAATCGTTGATAGTGCAAATACGCTATCTTCATCAATTGGCAACGTTGAAACACAACTTAGTAGTTCAATTTCTGATGTATATAATGAAGCATTACAAGCACAAACTGATGCAAGTAATGTATACGCAAGTGCATCTATAAGATTTTCTAATATTGCTGATGATAATATTGCTGATTATTCAGAATTACCAACTTATAAATTTATATATTCCGAAATTTTAGCTGATAGTGGTTCAATAATTCCTAAAGCAATTATATTGAGTGCAACAGGTTCTGCACTTACAAATTATACATCTTCGTTTGATAATTTATCAGCGAGTCTAAGTGTTATTATTAATACAGAATTTGAAAATTTTCCAATTAATGGTATTAATGATACACCAATATTTTTACAAACAAATTTTGATGCTTATTATTTATCAAAAAATACATTATTAGGAAATATTTCTGAACAAGCACGAAATCTTGCAGAAGCATATTCGTTATTAATTACACCTACAGACCCTTCGACGGGTATTCTAAAAAATAATCCTACACCATCGGGTCAAGGTTTATTTATGAATGCAAGTCATTTGGGTTTTTATAATACTGATACTTGGCAAACATTCATGTCTGCAAGTGGAGAATTTTATTTAACATCGAGTGTTGGTGGCAATTATTTATTTTGGAATCCTATTACAGGAACATTGGAAATACAAGGTGCAATAAATATTACGGGTGGTAATGGCGCAACTCAAGATTTTGTAAATAATACTTCTGCATCATTATCATCATCGGTCAATGGTTCTATTAACAACTTATCAGGTTCGGTATCAAGCTCATTATCATCGATGAGTGGTTCTTTGGCATATGATATATTATTAAATAGTTCATCTTTCGCTTTAACTTCAGAATTACTAGATAATAGGATTTTTACCAATGCAGATGGATTAATTAATAAAACACCAAATACATCGAGTGCAGGATTATATCTTGGGTCTAATTATTTAGGATATTATGCAGATGGTAGTTGGATTACTTACATGGACAATCAGGGGGATTTTTATCTTACAGGTTCCAATGGATATTTAGTATGGAGTTCCGCTGATTCTTTATTAGGAATTAAAGGTAATATTATTGCTGATACTATTGTAACAAATTCAGGAAGTATTGCAGGTTGGGAATTAAGTGGTGATTCTATATATAAAAATGGAATTAAATTACAATCGACAACTGGAAATATTGGTTTATTAATCAATGATAATAACATAGACAGGTTACGGTTGGGGAGTTTTGATACAATTAATCCATCTTCATATACAAATTTGTGGTCAGGAAATTTTACCGATTGGACATGGAAATTAAATTATTTTGGTACTTCACTAGGAACAAGTTCTTTATATGTTTCAATGGTTTCTTCAACAGATGGGCTTGTTATAACTAAGAACAAATTGAGAGGTGATATTACTTTCGTAGGTAATATAGATATTGGGTCACTTGACATTGAAGATACGATGGAAATTTCCTATGATGTGAATGGGCTTATATCCCTAAATAATTTGAATTGGATTTCACCACAAACTAATACAGTTCGATATATAATTTCATCATCTGTATATAAAGGCGTTGATAAAATAGATTCCTTTACACATGAATTAGATTCTAGCACACAATATTTTTCTAAAAAAATACGTGATACATATTACAACGATACTGGTGTTAGTTTGGATGATTTAACATTTGAAGTTGGAATTTATTTATCTGGGTCGAGTTTTTGGGATTTTAGAGTTGATATTTCAAAATTTACGATTGCAATTAATAAAGCAACAATAAATATTACGCCAGACCAAGCATTATTCTACGCTTCACCTACAAATTATTTCGAATGGACAAAAGAAAAATTAACAGTTAAAACTGATAATTTTGAAACTAATACTATTAGTACAGGAGATTTAGTAGTCACTGGTCAAGCATCGTTTTTGGGTGGATTAGTTGTAAGTGGTTCTTTAGACTCACACCCTGTGATAGATGCTATTGGTAACATATCATTAACCAATGGTAATGTAATTAGAACTATGACATTTGATGAATTTGGTCACGTTGAAGCATTTACATCTTATGATTTGGATAATAGATATTATACTGAAACTGAAAGCGATGCTAAATATTTTCCATTTATAGGTGGAATAATAACAGGGGATACTACATTCAACCAAAATGTAACTGTAAATGGTAATCTTGCTGTGATGGGTACATATTTTACCGCAAGTGTTGAGCAGATGTATATTGAAGATAATATATTAACACTGAATTATGGTGAAAGTGGTAGTGTAGTTACAAGTGGTTTTGCAGGTATAGAAATTGATAGAGGTATTGGTAATTCATTTTGGTTCGTATTTGATGAAACGAGAGATAGATTTGTAGTTGGATTGAGTGGTTCAACGCAAGTGGTTTCAACTAGAGAAGATTCACCTATAGCAAATGGTATGCCTTGGTATGACAATGGGAACAATAGATTATCAACAACAACAGGATTTACATTTGACGGAACTAATTTAAACTTACCACAAACTGCTTCATTATCTACGCATGCGGTACGTGCGGATAGAACTATATCAACCAATAATGGAATTATAGGTGGTGGTGATTTAACTTTGAATAGAACATTTGGATTGACTGGTAATACATTATCATTACATGAACTTTCTACTAATGGAATTTTAGTTAGAACAGGCACAAGCACAATTACAAGTAGAGAAATATTAGGAACAAATAATCAAGTAATTGTTTCTAATGGCAATGGTATAAGTGGGAATCCACAATTAAGTTTACCACAAGATATTCATATTAGTTCTACTCCAACGTTTTCCAAACTTAATTTATCGGGTACTGGTGATATTCTTTCATTTACAGCAGGGAATGGTTTATCAAGTCTCGATGGGTGGATTAATATTGGTAATGGTGTTTTTGATTGGAAATTTGGATATCAGGGTTCGACATCAAATTCAACGGGAAATGAATTTAAGGTATGGAGTACAGGTAGTCAAGGTACAGGTAAATATTTTCAATTCGACCATGACGGTAATTTTGATATAAACGGTACTTTATATGTTTTGGGAAGTATAACAGTAGATGGGAATATAATAGGAAAAGATGCAAATCCATTGGTATCAATAATATCAACTAACAATGCGTATTTTGGTAGTATCAATAGAGATAATTTAACACTTGCATCTACGAATCAACCGAAATATAGAGATGGTGAAAGAGATTATTATGTGATTTGGACTGCAAAAAATATGGGGTCGGGTAGTTTATTAGATGCTGA